CCCGGATAAACCGGGCTTTTTATCTAGTAGTTGCGATTAAACTGCGCCGCCACCTGTTACTAGGCTACCTAGTGTTCTTCCTACTGAAGTACCAATACCAACTGTACCTGCTGTCTGGATTGCGTTATCAAATCTGATAGTCAATGCTACCGATGCAGCTTCGTTAGTAGCGTAGTTTAAGTCACCGTAGTCTGCGTTTTGTACAAAGCATCCATAGAGTTCAAATGTTTCTAGAACGTTTGGATTCTGTGCTCCGTTGCCGCCGTCTAAGACTTCAACTTTGGTAGTGAACTTGTAGTCAATACCAGAACGTGCAGAAGCTTGTTCCATAAAGTCGAACTGCTTCTGGATCTGTTGACCTACTAACTTGGTAACATTACCACTGGCGTCGTCACGCAGATTAAGCGTGATTGTTTCCCAGGTGTACTTACCTGCTAGATAGATCTTTGAGTTATAGACAGGAAGCTCCATTTCTTCAAAACTAACTTTAGGTCTAGTTACATCCACGACCTGTCTAGTTAATTCTGTGCTGGCTTCAACACCAAATCCTAATAGTATCACTCGGAAGCGATACTTTAGTTTTGGCATCAACAGACCCTGGTTCGCAGTATCTGTGCCTGGTCTAACGGAATAGTTGTTAAGTGATGTCAATGCCATTTTTAGATTTCTCCTGTATTCTTCAAGCGTAGTGGTATGTAAATGAACTCAACCGCTTTAGTTGGCTCTATGGCAATGTCTACATAAAGTTCATTTCTGTCCACTCTTGAAGGTGTGTTATTTGACTCGTCACAGACAACAACGAAGTCATAGATAGCACGTAGACCCACTAGTTCTAGCAATAGGCTTTCTACTGCACCCTTGATCTCATCTCTAGTGATTTGATCATTAGGTTCAAACAAATATGGTCTTGCTAGTTTGTTTAGTTGGCTACGTAGGTATACCACTAAACGTGCTACGTTAATGCGATCCAATGCTGATGCGTTTCTTGCACGAGTCTTTTGACCAAATGCAACGTGTCCAACTCCTACAAAGAATGGAATCGGGTTGATCTTGAGATCATATAATGTATCTCTTTGACCTTCACCTAGCTGCACAGTCTGGAACTCGCCGCTTAGTGAGTCAATGTAACCAACGGATGTTGCGTTAACGATACCGCCACGTCTTGTACCTGCTGGTGCAAACCATGGATAGCTAACTTGATCGCTTAGAGCCATTGTCTTAAGCATCATGTGGCTAGCTGGAACAACTGCGTTAGCGCCGCTTAGATCATTGGTAAATCCATTTGGATAGTAGATCGCCAAGTACTCGTCATAGGCTGTGATTCCATCGTCGCCTGTGCCTGTAACGCCTGCTGCGTTAGTACCCCAGTTAGTTAATGTTGTAGCATCTGGTGCTAGACGTAGAGGAGTATCACCAATGACAAATGCAGTTAAACCACGGTCAATGTTTAGGTTGATCAAGTTCTGCATTACTTCAGGATATCCTGGGCAAGCAATCAAGTTAAAGTTTCTGCGCTCTTCGTCGCGAATCTCTGAACTTGTATCGATCACACTCTTGATACCTGCTTGTACTACAGCACGTTGAGCGTGTCTACGGAATGTACCAGAACCATCTTCATTGTTTGGTGATGCTGTTACCCAACGATCAGTTGCATAGTTAGTCATTGGTTGACCGCCTGCTTCTGCCTGTTCAGGTGTTGTTGCGTATCTTGGATTACGATCGTTCTGATCGATGTAGTTGTTTACATAACGCTTAACGTTACCATAACTTCTACGTGTGTTCCACAGCAACATACCTTTTGGATATAGTGCCGAATCTGGAGCATCTGGATCTAAGAAATCGGAACTTAGTAATGTTACAATAGATGCTGGATCTGTTGATTCGCCTGTGTCGTCCCAACGTGCATCTGCAAATAATACACCGTCTTCAGTGATCTGATCGGCCTTGTCTACTTCAACCCAACGTTTAGCAACAGGAACTCCGCTAAGTTCTGCATTAAACTTGTAGATTGTTGGGAAGTTTTCTAGATCAGCTGTGCTAATCCATAGATCGCCTGTTACTAGATCGCTGCCGTCGCTCTGTGTTGTAGGTGCTGTTGCAGCTACTTGAGGACCTGCTGGATCTGATGTAGGATATTCATTAGCGTAACCTACCCATGTGTCGCCGTCGTGTACCATAATGTCAACTTGGCTAACTTCTGGGTTGTACCATAGTTGACCGTCTTGTGGCTCATTTAATGGCTCACTAGATGATGCTATGAAATCGCTTGCAGACAATGGTGTCCAGTTTGAAGCAATAAAATCATCTGCGCTACCTGCCGGTGCTGCAAAGAAATGTGCAGTACCTGTGCCAGTGTTTAGATTAAATGCGGGGAACAGAGTAGTAATAGCACCATTGGTATCAATGATTCTAAAGTCACCGCCTGCTTTGTGGCTGATTTGTAGTTCGTTGTTAGCGGTTACTGCTGCTTCAACATGTGTAAATCCTGCAGCATTGATTGCTGTAGCAAAAGCGTCAGCGACTGCTACTGGATCAGCTACTGATGATAATGTTACAGAAACTAGTGTAGAAGCTCCAAGATCTAAACCACCTTGTAGAGATTCTTTTAGAGAGAAACTCTTGTTACCAGTTGTTAATGTAGATGATGTAATCACCGACGATTTGATTGTAGTAGCACCTACAGCAGATCTTCTCCAAACTCTAAACTCGGCAGTTTCTAATGTAGAATCTGCACCAGCTGTGTCGTCTGGTGATGCATAAGAATAGTTTTCAGTTGCATTGTGTTGTACAAAAATACTGTCAACGGCAATGTTTCTTCCACCACCGCTGCGATCTAGATAATAGTTTGCAGCGTGGCCTGATGCATATAACGGAGCTGAATAGTTAACCCATGCTTGTGTGCCGCTGTTCCAGCGATTAACAATCCAATCAGCGCCTGCACCTGGATTAGTTGTCTTAACCCATAGTGATCCTGTTGGATAACCGTTACGTGCTACAGAAATCTGATCAGTTCTCTTGTATAACGGAACTGATGTGTGTGGTGATTGTTGTAGTTTAGGCTGTAGATATACGCCTGCTACAATACCTAGATCACCAACGTCTGATTCAGTTGCGCCTGCTCCGATCAATGTTCCTGTTCCGTTAGCAATATTGATTCTTCCAGAACGAGCAGAATCTCCAGTGTCTTCTGTAGATCCATCTGAATAGATATAAAGTTTTCCACTAACTACTGCTGCGCTAACACCTGTGATACTTGCATTGTTAATAGCTGTTGCAAGTGCTGAAACAGATGTGCTTGGAGCACTAACTGTTGTACCATTAATTACTAAAGAATGTCCGCTAGTAATGCTAGTAACAGTTTTAGATCCAGCTACTGTCGGATGGCTTGAACACCACTCTGGGGATCCTACTAGAACCCATGTACCTGCTGTGATACCTGCTCCGCTGTTACCTGAACTCTTGTAGAATAATCTTGCATATTCTCTGTTAGCGTTGAATGTGCCTTGCGGTCCATCAACAGTTTCAAAAACTACAGCGTAGTCGCCGATTGCACCCACTGATGATTTTGGTGCTCTGTATGTAGAACCAGTGTCTACTCTAGAAGCTTCGTCGTCTGTGATAACGATCGGAGTCTTAGCTACGAACTTTTGTCCGCCTGCGCTGACTGCCGCTGCGTTCCATTCTTGCACTCCAAAGCTAGTAGCGATTGTGCTTACCCACCATTGACCATCAAGCGGCTCTGAACCAGGAATAGTTGAGTCTGCTGCGAGTTGATCTAAGTCGATATTTGCTCTAACAATGAAAGCTGAACTAGAACTGCCTAGATAGCTGTATGCAGCTAACAGACCGTATTCGTTGCGCTCACCGCCGTGTACGGGATTCGGTCCCGATTTTTCAAAGAAAGGTACACCAAATGTGTCAACGAGCTCTCTCTGACTTGTTATTTTAAATGCTCTTCCTGCATTGGCCGCTGTAGTACCTATTGCGGTACCTGTACCAGCAGCATTGTTTTTATCTTGGCCCGAAGCTACGACGATTAAAGGAGTTGTACCAGGTTCAGCTGGTGTATAAAAACTCTCATCAATGACTGTAACTTGTACGCCTGGGGAAACTAGTGCCATTACTTTATCTCCTGGTTAGTTTGACTTAATGTTATTTAGCGGGGATTGAGGTTTTTTGGTGCGTAGATAAAGAATAAAAGGGGTAAAAAAGGTGCGGTCTTTTAAATACTACTATGAGACCGTTATGTAAATGTGGCGAAAGGCCACGTGCTTTGAACTACTACAAAGAAGGTAAGGCCTATTATCGCAGCCTTTGCGAAACCTGCATGAGCAAAGGATTAAGAGCAGGAGTTCCTAGATGGAAGACCGCAGGCTATGTTATTAAAAGCCAGTGTGAGCGATGCGGATTTAAATCTAAATATCCAGAAATTTTTAGAGTATTTCATGTGGACGGCAATCTCAATAACTGCCGTCCTGCTAACTTAAAAACAGTCTGTTCCAACTGTGCTCAGGTGCTTCACAAGGAGGGCATCAGTTGGCGTCAAGGGGACCTCATCGCTGACTATTGATCGGACACTGCGATAAAGATCGTCGATAGTGCTGTTGTTTTCTATAACATGATCAAAGTCAGTGCCTACCCATGCTGTTTCTGATGCATGGATTTTTCTCATCTTTAGTTCGTTTAGGGCCATGTTACTGCCCAGAGTATTGGCAGCTAGGGCATATTGATACCAATCGGGTAGTTCGCCTCGCTGTACCCAGATGATCTGCCCGCCTGCGTTGCGAATACTAGTGATTTCATTAGGAAATCGACAGTCAGAAATCACAACATGATCTTTGGAGTTGCGTAGTTTGTTTTCTAAGCTGGCGATCCAGATATCATCGTGGAATGCTTTGCGGCACACTTCTGTGCCCCAATACTGTAGCACCCATCTAGGAGTAAGTGTAGGCATATCTAAACGCTCTGCCCACCACGGATCTACTTGCTCTCGCCACTCTCGGGCTTCCTTAGTTCGCCCTTCTAACAATGTTCGGTCCCATCCAAACACCGCGCTTACAGCATCTTTGAGAGTGCTGGCAAATGATTCTCTTCTAAATTCGTGAAAGTTAACTAAGTAGTCAGCGACTGTGTCTTTGCCGCTGCCAATAAATCCGCATATTCCTATGATCATAATGTCCTCCGATTACAGACATTATAGCAGATTTACTATTATAAGGTCAACCAGTTATCCAAGTATAACCAGAGCCACCGGATACCAGTGTTTCTAACTCTTTGGTTAATCTTTCTAAATCGGCTGTTGCTTCTGATTTTAGGGCTGCACCGTTAAGGCTTGAACCACCGGCTGGCCCAGCGATTTGAGCAAACTTTTCACGTGCTTGTCCTAGCATCATTTTGCAGTTAGCCAATGAGTAATCTTTGATCCATTGCCCAGCATAGACATCTTCTACGATAGCAAAGTCTGGTTTGGTATTATAAGCCCATAACATCACTGTTTCTTCGCCGCGAGGTCTTTGATGAATAGTGATCTTATGGCTCTGCGGACTCCATGTAAAGTTAATAAATGATCCGAACATTTTGCCCACGAGCTCTTGATAGCCTGCAAATAGTTCATAGGTTGCTAATCCACCCATGTTAGTCGATGACAACAGATAGGTATTAGTATAGGCTAGGTTGAAGGGTTCAAATACTGTACCACCAGAACCTGTACCTGTTCTAGAACCAATGCTGCGTCTATAGATCTGACGAATCTGCTGTATTTCTCTGGGCAAAAGATATTCGTTTTTGTCCTTTTCTAAGGTCAAAAATATAAAACTTTCTTCTACAGCATTATCAGAACGCTGACGGAATACGCCCAAAGATCTATCTAGGGCTGTTTCATAGTGTTTAGGGTCTAGTTCAACATCAATCATGCCGTCGCCCAGCATGGTTTTACAGTAGTCGTAGACTGATTGTCTTGCTTGATCATTAGTGCTCATAGCAGTATTTATCGTAGCGGTAAATATATGACTATGCCAAGACTTTCGCTGTATCGCCCACAAAAGGGCAACGACTATAAATTCATTGATAAAACCGTTTGGGAAATGTTCCAGGTTGGCGGTACAGATGTGCTAATACACAAGTACCTAGGACCCGGAGCTTCGGTACAGGGCGGTACGCCCTCAACACCTAGTTACACCTCAGACAGTGTTTCGAATATTCAAGATCTGCTGTTTTTAGAAAATAGAGATCGCAAGTATGATCCAGACATTTATCTGCTGAGAGGTCATTATAATCTACAAGACATTGATTTTAATCTTAGCCAGTTTGGATTATTTTTACAGAACGATACAATTTTTATTACCTTTCACATCAACGACACAGTTGAAAAAATGGGTAGAAAGATAATCAGCGGTGATGTTATTGAGTTGCCTCATCTTAGAGATGAATATGCACTCAATGATCTACAGTTTGCTCTAAAGAGATTTTATGTTATAGAAGAAGTTACTAGAGCCGCAGAAGGATTTTCAGTAACTTGGTATCCTCACTTATATAGATGCAAATGTAAACCATTGGTAGACAGTCAAGAATTTAAAGATATTCTTGATACTATTCAAACAGATGAGAATGGAGATCCTGTTTCAGATGGTACTACACTACGTGATATCATGAGTACCTATGAAAAAGAAATGCAGATCACGCAGGCAGTTCTCGATCAAGCAGAAGCAGATGCACCTCGTAGTGGTTATGATACCAGCAGATATTATACTCTGCAAAGAGACAGCGAAGGAATAATCGAAATATCAACGGCCGACAGCGAAGTACTCAATGTCAGTTTGGAAACACAGGCCACAGATCCAGAGACAGGATTACCTCAGGTAGATGAAAACGGAGATCCAGTCTATGTAGGTGCTACTGCTAGCCAAGTTTTCAAAGCACCAGATCACAGCGATTATCTCAGTTACGGCTTGTATGAAGATGGCTTACCACCTAACGGAACTCCGTTTACTTCAGGAATAGCATTTCCTCTTGCGCCAATAGAAGGTCAGTTCCATTTGAGAACAGACTACAAGCCTACTAGAATGTTTAGATTCAATGGTGCTCGTTGGGTCAAGTTTGAGGACAACATAAGAATGACTATGAGTAATCTCGGTGCCAGTGATGTTGGTGTTGACGATAGATTTGAAGGTAAAGATCCTAGACAAACACAGAAAACTAACTTTATCAACAACGACAAGATCAATAGAATCAACGGTAAAAACGTTACAGAAAAACAGAGTCTTTCGAAGGCTCTTAGACCTAAGGCAGACGAATAATGGATTTCTTTTATGACGGTCAGATAAGAAGATATGTAACTCAGTTCATGAGATTCTTTATCGGCTTTAAGTACAAGGCCGGAGACGGAACACAGACTCATGTACCTGTTATGTATGGCGATATGACTCGACAGGTGGCGGCTATTATTCGAGATAACTCAGAGAATAAAATGCCTACTGTTCCTAAGATTGCCTGTTATATTACTGGTCTTGAGCTAGATAAAACTCGTCTTTCTGACGCTACTTTTGTCAGCAAGATCAATATCAGAGAAAGAGATTATAGCTTCAACAACGACGGGGACCCAGAGTATTCAAATACCTACGGTGGGACTTATACTGTAGAAAGATTGATGCCTACTCCATATACTCTTAAAATGAAGGCTGATATTTGGACTTCTAATACCGACCAAAAATTA